AAGTTCATGCACTATCAGTTATCACCTTACAATATCAATATCTCTGTGACGGAGGGAAGAAACCAGACTCATCGGTTCTCAGGCATAAGCCATCTAGCCGTCACCTAGAGAGAATCGAGCAGTCTGGTTTTTTTATTGCTCGCGTCCGCCACACGACAGTTGATGGCCTTGCTTGGGGCTGAATGGCAGAAACCGAGTGCGCTATGTGGGAAGCGGCGCGGGAGACTTGTGCTAGGTACTCCATAAAACAGCCAAACAAGGGTGATGTTTAGCGTGTGGTCTACGATACAGACGGCTGATAGATGAATAGCAACCTTCGGGGGCAGCAGTTCCATAACATCGGAATGGCTGGCGTGTTGGGGTAGGTCACCCATACGCTTCCCAAGTCGTGCCTGTTAAAAATGAAAGGGCAACTATGTTAAGAGATTCAGACAAAAAAGACTTCAAGCTGCTGATAGACCAGATGTGCGATGTTACCGATACGCCCAGGTTCACCAAGGACAAACTGATTGACTGGTGGCACGAATTAAATGTGTTTACATTGGATGAAATTAGAATTAAGATTGATTTGCACATTGAGCAACACGGCACTTGTCCTGATATATTTGACTTAGCAGGCAAAGAGTCAAAGCCTAAGATGGGCATACCGAGAACGGTCACGCCATTGATGGAAGAAAACAACAAGCGTCATGTTGCAGAAGTAAAGCAGGACATACAGTCGTTTGGTAAGCGCAGAGATTACAAGAAGTGGGCGCACGATATACTAGCTAACCCATCTAGTTATCCTGCAATCAGCATTAAATATGCACAGGAAGCACTAAATGTCACAGTTGACGATTAACGAGTTTGTGAAGGCTATGCAAAAAGAATTTGGTGAGGTAGCATACAAAGCTACAGGGCCAGACGGTCGTGTATATACTAAAAATTGGCCGACTAATAAATTCCATCCGGCAAACCGTGAAGGTGGTGTCAAACCGATACTGCTACAAGATATGCCAAAGCCAATTGAAAAGAAGGGCAGACGATGACAGACTTTCGATATGAGGTGCATGACGAAGATGGATGCCTGCGTAAGTTCTATAAGCGTCAAGATGCCTGGCACTTCATGAAGGATGACCCTGAGTTGAAGTTGGTAGTGCAGCCGAAACGAAATATATTTCAAGAGATGTTGGATAAAGTTGGGGAGGCGTTATTTTGAAGATACCTAATTTCACTATAGGCGACAGCAACAGAGATGCTTTTTGCTTGCTAATACAAGCATTGCCAAAAGGTCAGTTGTATACGGCGAAGGTAGTTGAGAAACAATCAATGCGCTCGCTAGATGCTAATGCGCTGTATTGGAAGCTGGTGACTGAGCTAGGCGAACATATTGGTTACGACAAGGATGAAATGCACCAGCTCATGGGTTATAAGTTTCTGCGCTACGAAAAGAATGGTGAGCAGTTCATCAAATCAACAACCAAGCTGACGACAAAAGAGTTCAGCGAGTATTACGAACGATGCCAGGCATGGGCGGCAGAGATGGGATTTATCCTCGATGGAATTTAAGAAGCCAAAACAAAAGAAGTGCGCCATCTGTTCAGCGATGTTTACGCCATTTCAAACTACCCAGAGAGTATGCAGTATAAGCTGCGCTCAAAAGCACGCAGAGGCCGTAGCAACGAAGAAAATGCGTCAGGAGATACGTCAGGCCAAGGAAGCATTGAAAACGCGGCAGGATTGGATTAGAGAGGCGCAGCGGTGGTTTAATCGTTACATAAGATTACGAGATAAGGATGAAACGTGCATTAGTTGCGACAAACCATCAACATGGAATGGTCAATGGCACGCATCGCATTACCGTTCTACTGGGGCTTGTCCAGAGTTGAGGTTTGAAGAACTTAATTGCCACAAGAGCTGCAGCCAATGCAATAATTTTTTGTCAGGCAACATCATCCCATACAGAAAAAGGCTTGTAAGCAAAATAGGTGCTGATAATGTTGACTGGCTTGAAGGTAGTCATAAAGCTAAGAAATACACTATTGAAGAACTGCAAGAGATTAAGAAAATTTACAAAAACAAGTGTAAGGAGCTAGAAAGTGAGCGATAATATAAACCAGCCATCACACTACACCAACGGCGAAATCGAGTGCATTGATGCGATTGATTCTGCGGTGAAAGGATTAAATGGTCTTGAAAGTTTCTGCACCGGAAATGCTATCAAGTATCTCTGGCGGTGGAAGCTGAAGGGTGGGGTCGATGACCTGAGGAAGGCGGAGTGGTACATTAAAAAGTTAATAGAGGAGCAAACAAATGGCAATTAAGTTGGAATATCGCAATGGCTACACACGCGCACAGGGTGTCATGGCACGCAAAAAGGTTGAGCAGATACTTGCGGTATTGTGTGACGAACCATTGACAGCGATGGAAATTGCAGAAAAGACCGGACTAGCAGAGCCTACAGTTAGACATCATCTGCACACGATGGAAAAACGTGAACAGCTTACTGCTGCCGTGATGAAGAAAGTGACAGGCGACAATGCCAAAAGATATTTTACTTACGGTACTGACATTACAAACATAAAAACAACAGTCACACATCGAAACAAGTATGCCGAACGTCAAATGCTGATGCTGGAGTTCATGCGAGACACCATCCGTCATAAGCTGGAAGTTGCAGCGCAGTTTGATTTGAAACGCAAGCACATGGAAACATTGCTGCGAGAGATGCACGAAGATGGCCTCATTAAAATTATGATGGCGAAGCAATATCCTTGGCGTGCTGCAATTCAGTATTACTACTCTGCCGACTCTGACATGGACAAGGTTTACCAGTCAAAGGAACTTGTTGAGTCTAAGTATGCAGGAATCAAGAAAGATGAACTGGCAGTTGAGCAGCAAGTGTTTATCAAAGAGCCAGAGATTCCAGAGCTGCCTAATAACCTGTTAGCTATGATGGGTTATACTACGCACAAACCAGAAGGCGGGAAGCAGTTTAATCTTGATGAGTATAGTGCAAGTCATCCAGACTGGAACAAGTATCAAGCAAGGCAAGGCGTGCAATACAGCAACATCGGATGTGCTATGCAGATGATGATTGAGAGCGCGCCTGGCACGATATGAAAAGTTCGTTGGGCGGCATCACCGTGTCAAACTATTCAGACGACGAACTAGCTCGACATCGTGCTGATGCCTACCATGACCAAGGTATCTATATAATCACGCCAGAGATGCAAGAGAAGCTCGGCTACATGGAACGAATGCAGCTAGATACAATCATGATACGGTTCTACGGCAAACGTGGTGAGCGCAGGAGAAAGTATGACAAACGATAGGCTATTGCAGATCCTTGATGACTGGGCAAAGTGGATGAAACGTCCAAGCAATAAGCTAGGCTATCCAACCAGGTCGGCATTTCTTGCGTCTGGTGGTGAGTCTGCATCTGATGCGTTTGAGGAAATGCTAACAGAAAGCGATCTTAAGAATGTGCTGAAGATTGATGCGCTCATTACATCGCTGCCAAAAGAACAAAAGGAAGCAATTAACGCTAGGTATCTGGATAGCAAACGCCCAAACAATTACGACAATGAACTTGAAATGGCAATGGATAATCTCATAACATGGGCAGATCGTAGAATGATGGTTTGACAACAACATAATTTTTATGATAGTATTGACTCGGTGCTGGAGAAATCCGCCCAGATGTCCTGTATCGCGACAGCTCTAGGGTCTTTCGACGGAGAGATCACCGAGATTTCCACGCGGGGGAATGACAGAAAACCGCGTTTTATTCTGAATTCGTGTCACCTCCTCCCTCGACCGCTTAACCGCGGTCTTTTTTTTGGATACAGATATGCCAAGCAAATCACAAGCTCAAGCAAGACTGATGGCTGCCGCAGCGCACGATCCATCATTTGCAAAGCGTGTAGGCATTCCCACGTCTGTAGCTAAAGAGTACAACAAGGCTGACACAGGATCTAAACTACTCAAGAAGGCAATGAAGTCTCGCACACCAGGCGCAGACAAATTGAAAAAATAATGGGTAAGCAAGCAGGACGGCCAATGGGCAAGCGTCACCAAGATGACGTAAGAGCTAAGATACAGGCCAGTCAGATCATCAATAGATTCTATGATGCGTTTCAAGGGAAAGTAGAACTTTCAAGCGTACAAGTTAATATAGGAAAAGTCTTACTAGACAAAGCGTTACCAGACCTTAAAGCTATTGAGCATTCAGGCGATCCTGATAACCCATTAAATGTCATTAGCAAAATAGAACATTACATTGTCGATCCTAAAGATACCAACACCTAGATGGGCGATACCTTTACTACAACCTTCGCGCTACAAAGGCGCATATGGAGGTCGTGGATCAGGTAAGTCGCACTTCTTTGCTGAGCTGATGGTGAAGGAGCATATTGCTAACCCAAACCAAAACAGCGTATGTGTTCGTGAAATACAGAAATCACTTTCTCAATCTGTAAAGAAGCTGCTAGAGATTAAGATTGAAGCGTTGAACGCTGGTGATTACTTTGAAGTGCAAGACGCACAGATCAAGAGTAAGCGCGGCAACGGCCTGATAATCTTTCAGGGTATGCAGAATCATACTGCTGACAGTATCAAGTCGCTGGAAGGTTATGACAGGGCATGGGTTGAAGAAGCTCAATCACTCAGCCAATTGTCGCTTGACCTGCTGCGTCCGACTATTCGTAATCCTGGCTCAGAGCTGTGGTTCAGTTGGAACCCGCGGAATGCTACTGATCCGGTTGATGTACTGCTGCGTGGTGAAGATCCACCATCAGATGCAACGGTCGTACAAGTAAACTACTCTGACAATCCTTGGCTCCCAGAGGTGCTGCGAGATGAAATGCTCTATGACAGACAGCGTGATCCGGACAAGTACAAGCACGTTTGGCTCGGTGGCTATGTCACTAACAGCGAGGCTAGAGTATTTCATAATTGGAAGGTTGAGGAATTCAATACTCCTCTCGATGCTACTCTCAGGTTCGGAGCAGACTGGGGATTCGCTTCTGATCCCACCGTATTGGTTCGATGCTTTACGGTAGGTCGCAAGCTATTTATTGATTACGAAGCGTACCAGGTTGGCTGTGAAATTATGAACATTCCTGACCTGTTTATGTCAGTGCCTGAAGCAGAGAGATGGCCTATAACGGCAGACAGTGCAAGGCCAGAGACAATCAGTCATGTGAAGAAGCACGGCTTCCCACGCATTCATGCTGCGGTCAAGGGGCCGAAGTCCATCGAGGACGGCATTGAGTGGCTGAAGAACTACGACATCATCGTGCATCCTCGGTGCAAGCATACGATTGATGAGCTGACACTGTACAGCTACAAAGTTGACAAGATTACTGGACAGGTTCTCCCAGTGCTAGAAGATAAAGAGAATCACGTTATCGACGCTTTACGCTATGCGGTTGAAGGCGTGCGTCGTGCAGGTAAACCATTGCTTGATCGTCCTCGTGTGGCGAACAGCGAATATTCAATTTTTGGAGACTAACATGGGTGGAATCTTTGGTGGCTCAATGCCGAAACCACAAGCACCACAACCAGTTCCGCAGATTGACGAAGCTCGACGCGCACAGCAATTGCGTGATGAACAGCGTCTGCGCTCTGGACGTGCTGCAACTGTACTGACAGGCCAACTGGCTGAATCTGCACCAAAGACTGGTGCTAAGAAACTAGGGGGTATGTAATGGGCGGAAAATCTAAACCAGCAGCTCCACCACCACCACAGCCACAACCGATGGAACCTGAAGCACCAAGCTCTACATCTCGTCGTCGTCAAAAGGGCGCGGCTGCAACTGTATTGTCTGGTGGCGCTGGTAACTCTGCTGCAACTGGCTCTCGTACACTGTTAGGTTAAGCATGGATAGCCGCGCATCTGAAATCATCCGTGACCACGACACGCTGGTTGGTGATCGTGCCAACTGGGATAACTACTGGCGTGAGATTGCAGAGCGTGTGCTGCCGCGTGAAAACTGGTTCAACACCGACACGACACAAGGCGAAAAGAAAACAGAGAAAGTCTTTGACGCTACTGCAATCCTAGCACTTGAACGCTTTGCTGCTGCAATGGAGTCCATGCTCACACCACGGACACAGAAATGGCATAAGCTCACAGTGCAAGATCCTGCGCTCAAAGAGAACGCTGAAGTCAATCGCTATCTTGATGAAGTAACTAACATCCTGTTTCAAGTTCGGTACAGCCCAAAGGCTAACTTTGCATCACAAGCACACGAGAACTATATGTCGCTCGGTGCATTTGGCTCTGGTGCGTTGTTTATTGATGACTTGATGGGACAAGGCATTCGCTATCGGTCAATCCATCTGTCTGAACTGTACTTTGCTGAGAACCATGTCGGCGTAGTTGACAAGATCCATCGTAAGTTTCAGATGACAGCACGACAAGCAGCGCAAAAGTGGGGTGTTGATAAGCTGTCTGAAAAGGTAAAGGGCGCGCTAGAAAAGAATCCAGAGCAGAAGTTTGAGTTCTTGCACTGCGTTAAGCCTAATGAAGATCTGATGGTTGGTCGTAAAGACTATCGCGGCATGCCTTATGCATCGTATTACCTTGAGTACGAAACCAAGCATATGTTGACTGAGGGTGGTTATCGCACCTTTCCTTATGCTGTATCGCGTTATGTGACAGCGCCAAAAGAAATCTACGGTCGCAGTCCTGCAATGACTGTAATGCCTGACATCAAGATGATTAACGAGATGTCCAAGACGGTCATGCGTGCAGCTCACAAGATGGTGGATCCTCCATTGCTGCTGTTGGAAGATGGCGTACTGCAAGCGTTCTCTACTCGCCCAGGCGCACTGAACTACGGTGGCGTGGACGATCAAGGTCGTCAATTAGTACAACCATTGCAAAACAATGCTCGTGTTGACATCGGTCTTGAGATGATGGAGCAACGTCGCAAGGTTATTAACGATGCCTTCCTGATTACACTGTTCCAGATCCTTGTTGATGCTCCGAACATGACAGCAACTGAAGCCATGCTGAGAGCGCAAGAAAAGGGCGCATTGCTTGCACCTACAATGGGTCGTCAGCAATCTGAACTGCTTGGCCCGCTGATTGAGCGTGAGCTTGATATTCTAGGCACTGCTGGTGTGCTGCCTCCGATGCCTGAAGTATTGGTTGAGATGGGCGGTGAAGTAGAGGTTGAGTATGTATCGCCACTTGCTCGCAGTCAGCGTGCTGAAGAAGGCGTTGCAATCCTGCGTACACTTGAGTCCGTATCACCTCTCGCACAGATTGATCCATCGGTATTGATGGTGTTCAACCCAGAGATGATTGCTCGCGAGCTTGCTGAGATTAACGGCGTGCCTGCCAAGGTTCTGCGTAGCCGTGAAGAAGTTGATGCCATGAAGGATCAGCAGATGCAAGATATGCAAGCACAACAATTACTCGCTGCC